TGTTGATGAGGATGATGAGTTTGAGGCTGCAGAGAGTTTGCCTAAACCTGGAGTTGTTTTAGATGCTCCTAAACCTCGTGGTGTTGTTCCACGAGTTGCTCCTGCTCAACCAGTTGAACCTATTCCTCTACCTAAGGTTCCTGCTGTTGCTTCTCAACACGAGTCGGAAAAGTTTGCAATTTTAGAGAGTAAGATGGAATATCTTATGTCTTTGTTTGCTCAGGTATTTCCGAAGGAACAAGTTGCTCAGCCAAAAGCTCAGGAACAACTTTTTGTTCCTTTGCAATTTGCTCCTACTGATCCTCGTTTTGAAGAAGTTCCAGCACGTCAACCCAAACAGCCACGCAAACCTGATACACGGGTTTGCTACAATTGTGGTCAAGTTGGACATGTTTCTCCACAATGCCCTGTTCCGCGGAAAGTGCGCACTCAGGTTAGTTCCACTACAAAAGAGTCCGTTAACGTTATGAATAAGCCTATTCCAACGTATCAGACTGTTCGTTGTATAGCTGGGACCACTGTTGTTTGTCATGCCGTCCGAATCATTCATGGCGTTGTTTCAACTGCTCATAGTTGTCTTGGTGTTACTGCAATTGGTAATACTGAAATTCCTAAAGGTCAGAAATGGTATCGTCTTGGTGAGGACTTGGCTTTTTGTCCGGTTGAAGTTCCGGGTTTTAAAGCAATTCCTCTTGCCAAGTTGCGAATTTTGACCGCTGCTGATGTTGGTCTCCGTGTTGGTGTTCTTGATCAAGTCAATAAGAACTTGTCTACTGGCCATGTTACTGGTGTTACTGTGAATAACGGTAACGTTTTGATTGCTCATGACTTGTCCACTAACATTGGTTCTTGTGGTGCGCCGATTGTGACGGAGGATGGTGATGTTGTTGGGTTTCATAACGCTGACAAAACTGCACAAGGTGTTTCCGAAAGCATGATGATGTTTTTTCGGAAGCCAAGGGTTAGTCCATTGCCAGTTGTCTCAGCTGGATTGCTTGCCCCCCCTGCTGCTCAATCCCACCCTCTTTCAGAAAGCACGCGAGCTTGTTCCCACCAATATCGATTTGAGCGTCGAGGCGGAGGTTCATTCGCCTCCCCTCCCTACTTCGTCTTGGTCCGGAGGTGAATGGTGCGGGTTTGGTCCTGCACCCTTAGATGCCCTGTCGTTGTGGAACGGGGTGTCTAAGTTTCAACATCCACAAAAATGTGTGAGTGCGGAGGAGATGGAGTATGCGTTCCTTTATTTGAACCATCTATTTCCTCTTTTATCTCGGTCTTCCGTTCTTGCCACTGATGCTGATGTGGCTGGTCGTTTCCGCGAAAATGGAGAGAAAGCCTCTGGCTTTCCTTGGTCTATGTGGGGAGCTGTTACCAAACAACAGGCTCTTGATCGATTTGGTTTGCAGCAGATTGCAGATTATTATCGTGATAACACTACCATAATCTCCAGTACTCTCAAAGATGAGTTGCGCAAGGTAGGCAAAGATGCTCGTTTGTTTCGACCTCAGGATGTGTCTTCCTATGTTGAAGGCATTAGGTTGTTTCATAATCAGAATGCTTATCTTGCTCGTACTCACCGAAGTCCCGTGTTCATTAAGTTTGTTACTCCAGGACGTGATTTGATTTATTTGTTTTCACAACTTATGAGTCACTCTAAGAACCTTTATGCTGCCGATGGCTCACAGTGGGATGCTAATTTCCCACTGTTTTGTGTCGAGCTAATTGCGTCTTTTCGTTCGCAAGGTTTTTCTCCTGAAGACAAGCTTCGAGTTCTTCGTTATTATGAGCAGATGTATTGTGGTTTTACCAACGTTCAGGGAAATTTGCTTCGTTTGTATGGCAATCCTTCTGGTCACCATAACACTTCTACTGATAACGCTCTGTTACATTGCATTTTGATGTCGATTCATGCATTTCGTAACGGATTGACTTTTGACGAAATGGACACTGAGTTGTTCTTTCGTGCTTGTGGCGATGATCTGATTTATTCTTCTTTGACACGAATTTATCAGCCCTCTGAATTGTCCCACACTTATGCTTCTTGTGGCGTCTACTTAGAGTTTGAGTCTCTCGAACCTTCAGAAATAACTGAACTTAGTTTTTGTGGGGTTCGCGCAATGTTTCGCGAAGTTAACGGTTTTCCTGCTTTGATGTATGCTCTGATAAGCGGCCGTTCTGATGCCACTTTGCATTTGGACAAGAAGAAGATTGAACCTATAGACATTTTGATGAAAATTGCTTCTATCTGTCAACTTCTTTTTGCTGATAAGGTACGTTTCGACATCGCTGTTGAGGTGTTTCACCAACGCCTTACAAAATTAGTTGGTCAGCACGTTTTGTCGCTTCTCGACGCGCGCGTTGTTGGACTCTTGCGTTCTATTGAGCCTAACATGTTAATGAAGCGGTATTTGTGTTGGGAGTGAAGTCCTTTTTTTCTTCAGTTCCAGAGTTTTTGAACCGTAGCCGACTGTTCAGGCGGTTTAAAAGCTTATGACTCAACGTCTGCGCACAATAATCGATGCTCGAAAAATGTCCTTCGGTACTACGCCTAACGGTGCTGATTGGTGTATTAAAGCATTGCATCCTAGTGATCCTCTTACTGAGGTTAGAGGGATTCCTGACCATAGTGCTGTGCCTAGTTTGGTTATGAATTACCAAGCTACCGTCACTCTTTCGTGTTCTCCGGGTGCTGTTACACCCTGGAGTTTTGATGCTTCGCTTCTCCCGCATCCGATTCAGTTTATGTATTTGAAGATGACTGATAACAATTACCCTAATGGTTATGTTACTGACTTGCTCAATCCTCAAATTGCGGGTGCGACACACACTGCAAAATATAGCACTCTTATTGCTATGGCTCAACGTTGGCGTATGGCTTACGCTAGCGTTAGTGTTTACCAAGATGGTGCTGACTTAGCTAATCAAGGTACTCTTGTTGTTAGTCAGCCGCCAGTTTGTCCCCGCGTTGTTTATCCTAGTACGCAGTCAAATGTAAATGATTGTTACTGTGGCTGCAAGGGTGTTTATTTCAACGTGGCTGATGAACCAAATTTTTTAAATTCTCAATCAATGCCTAACGCGTACTTTAATCGTTCTCGTGAAGGTGCGTATGTGCCACTTAAATTGACTGAAACTTGCCAAGACTGGGTTTCCGAGTCTGACAGTATAAGTCCTATTATTAATGGTGGTTTTGGAGCTACTCCCGATACTTGCAGTTTGACCTTGGGCCATGCTGGTTTTGCAAATTTTCCGTATCCTTTTCCGGATCTTGCTCCAATGCTGCATACCGCTGGCGTTTTGCACGGTGATGCTACTTCTGGTTTTATGAATGGGACATGGGCCCATATATCGGCTAGAAATCTAGCGGTTTCAACCAGTTATACATTTTTCGTGCGAATGGGTGTTGAGATGCAAGTGTCTCCCAATTCAACTTTGGCGCCACAATTGAAATTGTCTCCAGCTTATGATCGACAAGCTTTAGACACTTATTTCGCCATTGCTCGTGAGTTGAAAGATGCTTATCCTTCTGACCACAACAGTCTTGGAAAGATTTGGGATGTGATTTCCAAAGCTTTAACTGTTGTTACTCCTGCTTTAGCTGCGGGTCTTCCAGTTTATGGTGTTCCTGCTGCAATGGCTTTGACAGGAATTCAGAAAATTGGGGATCGTGCTCGTGCTTCTCGACGAGCTCGTAGTGCTTCTCAAGCTCAAATAGATCGTGCTATACAAGCTAGAGAAATTCCTGCAATACAGCAGGGTCCACAGCGACAATACGCTGTGATTTCCACACCTAAAAGTCAGCAAGGTGTGAGGACCTTTACGCCTCGTGTTGCGCGGATTAAGCGTAAAGGTAAATCGCGGGTTTATGGGACTGCGTCCCAATTGGACCCAAGACAGGGAATGCAAGTTGTGAGACTTTAAATCATGACTCATAGCCCTGTTTATGTGCAGCACACTCCCGAGGGAGTGAGGGGAAATAAACGAACCTCCACAAGCGAGTTTTTCCATTAATGTACCAAAGGATTGGTGACCCTTTGGGATGAGTAAGTAGGGTTTTAGGCTTTCGGGCTTTCCCTATTTGTTCATCTTCTAGTACAAAGTACTCCGTCCTCGAACGGTGGGTG